AGATTATACCACTACTACAAATCCAAACCTATTAATAAAGTATCGTTATCCCCAATATGATGGAACACAATACCCCGCATTATATACAGTTTCAAATAATACTGAATTAAATGATACAATAAACTCAGCTGAAAGTAATTATTTAATTCAAGAATTTATATTTTCAGAAGATAATTTGGTAGACGGTAGATACTCAATTATAAGAGGAATTGATATTATATATGGTTCAAATTTAGATATTATTAATATGGGTGGATACACACAATCTTCAATAATACCGATTTCGTTTACCGCTGATGAATTTGTTACTGGCACCAAAAAATTAAATCAAAAAACAAGATATAAATATATTACAAAAGAAATAGGTAAAACTGAGAGTGATTATCATACCGATGATGATTCAAATATCTTAAACTACGATGGTACATTAACAAATGTTACCACCATACAATTAGGCGATTATATTCGTTCTATAAATTTTGTAGATTCAAATGAAAATGAAGCTAAATCTTTTACAAATGAAATTGTGACATATGGTTGGGATAGTACGTTACAACAATCAAATGATACATTAACATCATTACAATCTGAATTAATAGGTATGGTATCGCAATCGGCAGAAGTGATTATGATAAAAATAACATTAGAAGATGGTAAAACTTGGACAGATGCACCTGGATGTACATATTATATTGAAGAAAAAGATTCAACCGCAACTAGATTTGAAAAAGTAAATAGTTTATATGTTGGAGATAAATTAGTTGTAACTGATATAAATACAAATGAATTAACAACAATTACAATTACAAATTTAGAAATGGTGTTTGAATACAAAACAATATATTCATTAGATTTTGCACCCGGCGATTTATTCTTAGTGGATATTGGAGATGGAATATTTAGTGTAATGCATAATAGTTGTTGGGGTTGTGGTTCTTATTATTGTGGTGGGTATGGTTGTGCTCCTTTTTGTCCAACCTGTGACCAGGGAATACCACCACCCAAACTATAATTAGTATATAATTTAAATTAAAATAAAAAAATATTATGGCAAAGACACCAAAAATTAGAGAAGAAAGACCATTAACAGTTATTAAGACAGTTATTGCTCCATTATCGACCGTTGTAAAAACAAAAATATCAACTGCATTTCAAGAACTTGTAGCTAAAATTAAAGAAACACATCTTTAATATTATGCATTATGAAATTGTTTACATTTGGAGATAGTTGGACTGAGGGGGTTGGTGGAAATGTTGAAGATGAATATAGTACGGATGATTTTGAACAAAGAACACTAATAAGACAAAAATATTGTTGGCCTAAACACTTATCAGAACTATTAAAATGTGAAGTTAAAAATAATGGAGTTGGGGCATTTTCAAATAATGCAATATTTAACGCAGTATCGTATCAATTAAAAAACGAAATCATCACTCAAGATGATTTTGTTGTTATTATGTGGTCATCATCTTTACGGGATTCATTACCTTTTTTCCCTACTGAAGATGATTTTTTTATTTGGGGCAAACGATATAAAAGTAAAGAACACCTTTTAAAATATATTTTTGATGGAGTTAATAGTGATAATATAAACTATAATAGGGCGGAGAAAAATTTTAGAGATTATTACATAGGTAATTTATTCAATGATACTTACTATGATATAGTGAATCAAAACTATATTTTACATCTTCAATTTATATTTAAAGAATTAGGAATCAGATATCTTTTTTGTGACGCGTTTGATATAATGATTAATAGAAATATCCATAAGTTAGTTGATAAAACCGATTTAATAGAGAGTGATAAATATTGGGGTTATCAAAATAAAACAATGGCAAACTTATTAATTGATACTAATAGAAAAGATGTATGGGAGGATGGTAATAATTGGATAAGTACTACAGCAGGTAAACATCCAAGCAATAATGGATATAAATTAATTGCCGATGAATTATATAAATTTATAAATAACGGCAATTTATTAGTATATAATAAACCAAAAAAATCACATCTATTATGAATTATACCATAAATAATAATTTTTGTAATAGAGAAACCGCCAACGATATAATTAATTTTTGTCTTAAATTTGGTGAACCCTTTTCATATAGTTCAACCGAACATTGGGATTGTAGAAGAATGTATGATGAAGAATTTAAAAAAAGAATAATTAATTTATTAACCGATAATTATAAAAACGGAAACTTTAAATTATGGTTTGATTACCTATCATTTAATTTAAAGAATTTTAATATCAGTCTAACTTCATATTATGATGGTAGATATCTTAATCTACATAAGGATAAATCAAGCGAATTAACTACAGTAATTGTTCTTTCTGATAATTTTATCGGTGGACAATTTGCTTTAACTGAAGATGTGAATCCTCCTTATGATTTTGAAACACTAACTGGTCTGACATTGTGTGATTTAAAATTAGGTGATAGTATTTCATTTAATGGGTCTGATACATACCATGGGGTTTTACCGGTAACCAACGGGATAAGGTACGCATTAAATATTTGGATGACAGAAACTGATTTTGATTATCCTAAATTAAAATCAAATAAAACTATTATATAATGTTAACCAAAAAAAATAACATATACATTTGTGGTGATAGTTTTGTAGATTGGGATTTACCAGAAACACACTGGACAGACTATTTATCTAATCATTATAATATTATTAAATTGGGAAAATTTGGGTCTGATAATAATTCTATATTATATCAAACTGGAAATATACCAAATTATGTAGAAGGTGATAGATTAGTTATAGTCTTTACTGCACCCGGTAGATTCCCACGAAGATATTTTGGGGAAAGAGATACAAATCACAACTTAAAATATTTAAATTGGGAATGGTATAGTGATAAATCGTTTGCTAAAAAACTATTAGAACTAAGGGTCAAAGAAACTGAACATTGGTATAATGGGGATAGGGATTCTGAAATATTATTTATTAAAAAATTAAAATATTTTTATAAAAAATATGAACCAATTTTTGTGACCTGGAACGATGATTTTTATGAAAAAACAAAAAAGTTTGTAGAATTAATAAAAGTAACTTCTATTGCAGATGAAGGTGGCGATGTAATAGATTGGCATCCTGGTGCACGAGGTTGTTATGATTTTTATATTAAATTACATAAATTTTTAAATGTAGATGAACCAATTGTAGAATTTAAGAATAAAATAAATAAAATCATATGAAACTATCAATCGATGATTTAGGTTTTTTAAAATCTGAATTAGATACTACCCGAATAATGAATGAAGATGATTTAGCATATATAAAAGCATCCCATCCTCAATTATATTTTGCCACACATCTTAAAAAAGATGATGGTGTCTCTCTTTTTCCAGATAATAGTTGGGTTTATACTTTAGAAAATAAAAATTTAAATAAATTTATTTGTAATAAATTTGAAGAACCTATTGATAATTTATACATAATGCATAGATTAATATATGGTGAAAATGGTTATGCTAAAAAACATAAAGATAGATTTACAACACACAAGACCGTCAGTATTTTATTGTCATCCGATTTTACAGGTGGCGAAATGTATATAAATGATGAAAGCGTATCGTTAAAAAATGAAGGAGATTATGTTGTATTTAATGGTGGAAAAGATATACATGAAATTAAAAAAGTAACATCAGGTAAGAGAGATGTTTTAGTTATATGGTTTTCAAAAAAACAGTCAAAATTTAATATTATATGAGGATTGCAATTGTGTGTAATGGTAGGAGTGGCTCCACCTCAATATTTTATTATTTAAATTGTTGTTTAACTAAAGAACACAAAAAATATAATACTTTTTTTGAACCATTTAATTTTATAAATCCGGATAGAGACGACAAACTAAAAACATATGATACTATAACAAATAAAAAAAATGTATTATTAAAAACATTTATAGATAGTGATAATTATCCATATGAATCTTTTAAAAATGTAGAAGAATATTGGGATTGGTTCTATTCTTTTTTTGATAAAATAATAGTATTAGAAAGAAAGGATAAACGATTACAAGCCGAATCGTTGGTTTATCATATTAGATTATCAAAAAATAGAACAGTTTCTCCATACTGGCATAAACCTAAGTATTATGATTTAAATGAATTAGATGAACATCATATAGTAGGATTAACTAGTCATTTAGAATCCCAATCTCTGATTCTGAAATCTATCTCGAATAAAGGATACCCATTATTTTATTATGAAGATATATTTGTTGATAAAGATATTGAAACGATAAAACGTTTAAATGAATATTGTAAGATAAAATATAATCAATTTTGTATTGATGAATGGATTAATTCGCCTTACAAAAAAGTAAGATTAGATAAAAAAATAAATGGATTGATATAGTGATAGATTTAAAACAATATAGTTGTAGTGTTCCGTTTACATCATTAGAAATACATAATAATGTTGGTTTTGTTTGTTGTCCATCGTGGTTACCAAACGAAATTAAACTTAATGAAATTCCATTAAAAGATGCTTTTAATAGTGAACCTATTTTAGATATTAGAAATTCTATTTTAGATGGTTCGTTTAAATATTGTAACAAAGAATTGTGTCCATATTTAAGTAGATTATTAAAATATGGAGATGTATCCGGTCCAATTACATTAAAATCAAATTCAAAGTATACAACTCCAATTGTTGAACCGACTACACCGACCAGAATTTTAATGAATTTTGATAGGACTTGTAATTATAAATGTCCATCGTGTAGGGTAGATTTAATTGTTGAAAGTAGTAAAGGCATAGAACGAATTGAAAAAACAATAGATGAAATTGATACCCATTATTCAGCAAACGTAAAAACTTTATATATTACAGGTACGGGTGACCCATTCGTTTCGGTTGGGTTTAGAAATTATTTAAAAAATTTTAATCCAAAAAAATATCCAAAACTAACAAGAATACATTTACATACTAATGCCTCAATGTGGACAAAGGAAATGTGGGATAGTATGCCAAATGTTCATAAGTATGTAACAAGTTGCGAAATATCAATAGATGCGGGAACACGTGATACATATGAAAACAAAACAAGATTGGGTGGTAAATGGGATACCTTAATAAATAATTTAAATTTTATTTCTACAATAAAAACACTACAATGGGTAAAAACTTCGTTTGTTGTTCAAGATAGTAACTATATGGAAATGGAAACCTTTTATAATATAATGTATTCTATTTTTGGCAAAAAGGTAAATGTTTTTTTTGGTAAAATAACTAATTGGGGAACATTTTCTGAAGCGGAATTTAAATTAAAACAAGTTTGGGATTCTAATCACCCAGAACATGAATTATTTAAAAAAGAATTTAATAAGATAGGTAGAAATACAAATCTATTTCATAACCTATACGAATTTATTGATACTACCCATACGAATTTAATATGATACGGATATATTATCACATCTATGCACTAGAGGGGGTTGAATCTATAATACATGAACAACTTGCATTAATAAAAAAATATATTAATCAACCATACTCATTAACTATTGGTATCTCAATATCAGAAAATAATAATTCAGTAGATGATATAATCAAATTAATTTATGAATATGATTCAAAAATTATAATTGGTGATATTAAATTAATGGGTAATGAATTTGTAACATTAAATTTAATAGAAAAAGATAAACAATCATTTAATAATAATGATTATATTTTTTACCTACACACAAAGGGAGTAACCAAACAAATGGATTCCGAATCCATCCGATGGAGAAATGTGATGCAATTATACAATATTCAGTATATTGATAATGTATTTAATGTTTTAAATAGCAATACGTTTAATACCTATGGTGTTTTATTAGAAACAGTAAGTAATCCTACAAATATAATGTACTCTGGTAATTTTTGGTGGATGACCGGACACTATTCTAAAACAATAGATATAAGTAATGTTGATATTGAAAGTAGATGTAATGCAGAGTTACAATACATTCAAAGGGGAATAGATTGGAAACCCTACTCAGAATTTATTAAAAATGAAAGTAATACCATTCCATTTTCAAAATCCCTAATATAACCAATTTAGTAATATATAAATATATAAAATTACCTCTTTTTTATATCCGACATATTTATAGGTGTACATTTAAATACAAATTATGAAACCAGAATACAAAATGAGAGCTCAAGAAAATTTAGAAGCAATTACTAAAAGAGCTAAAGTTATCGCAGAAATGTTAAAGGGTGAACGCCCTGCTAATCAAGCAGAAGCCGTTAAGTTATCAAATGAAATTGAAAAATTAGTAGAACTAACAACAAACATCGTAGATTTATCGTAAAATGAATTGGTTAAAGTATTTAGTCGGATTATCAGCAGTAATCGTTGCTGGATGTGCTGCGTACTTTTCAGTAACGGGATTGGGTGTTTTATTTGCTGGAGCATCAACGGCAGTAATGGTAATGGCGGGTTCATTAGAATTTGCTAAATTGGTTGCTGCTACTTATCTAAAACAAAAGTGGGAAGATATTAGTGGGTTTAATAAATGGTATCTAACAAGTGCCGTAGGTATACTTATGTTGATTACCTCTGCCGGTATTTTTGGATATCTTTCTAATGCTTTCCAACAACAAAATTTAGGATTACAAAAAGTAGACAGGGATATTGCGGTCTATCAAACTCAAATCACTAAGAATGATGGGGAGATATTACGATACACCACTCAATTAACTAATCAACAAAATATCCGTAATTCACAAGAAAGTAACTTATCTAAACAAATTGATAAGAACACATCTACATCTAGAGTATCTCAGATGATTCGTTCTGCAGATAAAGAAATTACTTCTATATCAAAACGAATTGATGAATTAACTATAAAAAATAACGCAGCGTTAGATTCTATAAATGTTATTAAAAACAATAATATTGAATTAGAAAAAGAAGTTGGTGGATTTCGTTTTGTGGCAGAAGCGTTTAACGTACCACTTAACTCCGTTGTTAAATTTTTTATATTCATTATAGTATTTGTGTTTGACCCACTTGCAGTTGCACTTATCATTGCATTCAACGGATTGATTGGTAAGAAAAATATGTATGGCGAGAAAGAACCCTTAGTAGAAAAAAATTATAAAATATACAAAGATAGTGGAAAAAATTCTACAAAGGAAGATATTTTAGGTGATATGGTGGAAAATAATCAACAAACAGGATTATATGAACCACCATTTGATAATCCATTGGTAGATAACTCTAATGATGAATTATCTAATTTACAACCTGATTATTCAAAGAGACCAATTGATTACGATGGTGATGGTAAAGTAGATGGATATGATACGGATGGAGATGGGTTGATAGATGAAGTCGTTGCCCATCCAAATAGAGCACAAATAATTAGAGATTATAAACCTTACTACGCAGTAATTGGGTTTGATTGGGTTGATAAATCAAAATGGATAAATGACCAAAACGCAGTTAACTATTGGATTAAATATATAAAACCATCTCAATATCCAACTGATTTCGAAACTAAAACTTATTAACAATGGTAACAGTATCAGAAACAGCAGCTAAGAAACTAAGTTCACTTATTGAAGAAAGTGGATTTAAAACTCCCTACGTCAGAGTATCCGTTAAGGGGGGTGGATGTAGTGGATTAGCATATGACCTTTCATTTGATACCGACCAACACACAGGTGATACTCTGGCCGAAGATAAAGGAGTAAAAATTTTAGTAGACAACAAATCATTATTATATCTTTTCGGAACAGAATTAAATTTCTCAGATGGATTGAATGGTAAGGGATTTGAATTTATAAACCCAAATGCATCCCGTACATGTGGATGTGGAGAATCTTTCGCAGTATGATAATAACAAGACCAACAAAAGTACAAAAGTCGTGGGGATACGAACTATGGGTTCATAACGATGCACAATATTGTGGCAAACTCTTAGTGTTTGCAGAAAAGGGTGATAAGTTTTCAATGCACTATCATATGCTTAAAAACGAATCGTGGTATATTCAAGACGGAAGATTTGAGTTCCAATGGATTGATACCAAAATCGGTATAATAAAAAAAGAAATCCTAAATGAAGGTGATTCAGTTTATATTGAAAAGGGAACACCTCACCAACTTACTTCCTTACAAGAAAAGGGAGTTGTATATGAGGTAAGTACGGAACACTTTGATTCGGATTCATATCGAATTTATAGAAAAACACCAAATGATTTGTTATGATAAAAGTTTGGGTAAATGGTACGTTTGATATTGTTCATTTAGGACATATTCAACTATTAAAGAGGGCAGCTGAATTAGGTGATTTCCTAGTTGTTGGGGTTGATGGTGATAAGAGGGTTACTGAATTAAAAGGAGAACAACGACCTATAAATAATATTGTAAGTAGAATCACCTTATTAGAAGCTATTAAATATGTTGATAGAGTTGTAATATTTGATTCCGATGAACAATTAGAAACCCACCTTAAAACAATGAGACCGGCCATTATGGTTATTGGAGAAGAATATAGGAGTAAACGAATTGTAGGAAGTGAATATGTAGGTGAAATCGTATATTTCCCTAAGATGGAAGGCTTCAGCTCAACCCATATAATAAATAAATTATATGATAAATAATTTGGTATTATCAGATATATTTCGTATATTTGTATAACAACAAATTGTATTAGAATGATGAATTTAGGATATGCTTGTATTAATATGAGTATGGGTAAGAAAGTAACCACTAACCGAAGTATGGTTAACCGGACATTCCAAGCCAAAGGTATGGATTATGTTTCCGAACTAGCTCTACTTAACTCCAAAGATATTATTAAGATTTTAGAATGGAATAGAATGAACGGAATTAAATTATTTCGTTTATCATCTGCTCTTATCCCGTGGGGCGACCATATTGATATCACTCAATTAAAAGATTACAAAGAGATTAAGTGGGAATTAAAAAAAGCTGGTCTTTTTGCTAAATTCCATAATATGCGTATTACATCACATCCTGGTCCATTCAACGTATTGGTTTCACCCAACGAATCAGTTGTATTAAAAACACTTGCTGATTTAGAATTGCATGGTAAGATATTCGATATGATGGGATTATCTAAAACTCCTTATAATAAGATTAATATCCATTGTAATGGTGTTTACGGAGATAAAAAATCTGCATTAGATAGATTTATCACTAACTTCAAAAGACTCTCCCCATCGGTTCGTAAGCGGTTAACAATTGAGAATGATGACAAGACATCTATGTATTCGGTTAAAGACCTTATGTATGTCCATAATGCAATCGGTATTCCTATTGTTTTTGATTATCACCACCACCAATTTTGTACTGGTGATTTATCAGAACAACAAGCGTTAGAGTTAGCAATCACAACTTGGCCAAAGGATATTACCCCGGTAGTACATTACTCAGAATCAAAAGCATTACACGAAAATAACCCAAAAGAAAAACCACAAGCCCATTCACTTTATATTAATTCATTACCTAACACATATGGTAACAATGTAGATATTATGGTTGAGGCCAAAGCAAAAGAATTAGCAATATTACCTTTTATAAAATAATATGGAAAATCAAGGAAAAACAAAACAACAGGTTGAAGATTCAGAAAATTTCACATCAATAGCAGTAGTTGGAGGAATCCTTACTCTATTGGGTATAATTTTGACTGAATTATTTTTTTAGATGAAATTAAGAGATTATCAGTTAGAACCAGTTGCTATTGGTATTGAGTTTTTTAATACACCAAAAATGGCACCATCAATTATCGTTGCACCTACTGCATTCGGTAAGTCAATTGTTATTGCCTATATCGCAAAGGGTATTAACGAAAAGGTATTGGTTATTCAACCTTCAAAAGAATTATTAGAACAAAACTACAATAAACTTATTAACTTAGGTGGTAAGGCATCAATCTATTCTGCATCAATGGGTGAGAAAGAGATTGGTGATATTACTTATGCAACAATCGGTTCTATCATAAACATTGCTTGGAAGTTCAGAGAATTAGGAATTACCAAAGTTATTATAGATGAGTGTGATAGATATCCAAGAGATAAGAATGGTCAACTAAGAAAGTTTATAGATGGAATGAAGGCAACTCACGTATTGGGTTTAACTGCAACTCCACTTAAACTACAAACCAATATGGGTGAGACTGGTCCATATTCTAAATTGGTAATGTTAACGAATCGGTCTAAACACGGAACATTTTTTAAACATATCATTCACGTTTCTCAAATTGAAGAAATTGTAAAGATGGGGTTTTGGACTCCATTAGAATATCAATCGTATGATTTTGATACCGGAGCATTAGTATATAATTCATCTGGTGCTGAATATACAAATGATTCCATTGCACGTGCATATGAGAATCAAAACCTACAAGATAAAATTGTAAAGAAAGTTAGAGAACTACAAGATAGAAAATCAATATTAATTGCAGTACCAACCATTGAACAAGCAACCCAATTAGCAGGAAAGATTCCATCTGCAGCAGTAGTACATGGAGAAACTCCAACCGGAGAACGTAATCGAATCATTGAAGAATTTCGTAATCAAAAAATTAGAGTTATTGTTCAGGTGAATGTATTGACCGTTGGATTTGATTATCCAGAATTAGATTGTTTAATCACAGGTCGACCTACTGCATCAATTTCGTGGTGGTATCAGTTTGTGGGGAGAGGAACTCGTATTCACGATAATAAACAAAATTGTTTAGTTGTGGATTTTGTTGGAGCAGTTGATAAGTTCGGTAAGGTAGAATCTCTTTACTATAAAGAAGATGAGGATGGTATATGGGAATTGTATGGTGAAAATAAAAAGAAACTTACAGGTATCCCAATGCATGAAATTGGAATCCATTTAGAGGGTGGTATCAATTTATCAGAACAACGAAATGAAGAGGGGGAGATACAAAAGATTTATATGACATTTGGTAAGTATTCAAACAAACCGGTAGCATCCATTCCACCCTACTATCGTAAGTGGTTATTGGATAATATAAAATGGAATCCATATAATCAGAAAATTAAAGATGAAATTCTTCGTTTAGAAAATCTTAGAAAATAATTAGGTATTCTAAGATTTTTTTCGTATCTTAGCTTTTGATATGAAAAAACTATTAATAGTACTAATGTTATTGGGAGTGGTAACATTAGAAGCAAAACCAAAGTATAGAATAGAAACTTTTGTTGTCAACGGAACCCGAATGTACCAACCACAACAAAAAGTGTGGTTCAGAACAAGTATGGGTACATTGCCTTTTAAAGTATGGGTATCGGGTGATTATCCATTTCAAAATAAATTTCAAGCAGAAGAAATTATTAAAAATTGGAAATTGGATTACCAACTAAAAAAAGAGTATAAACGTTCAGAATATATACAAATAAAATAATATGAGAACTACAAATATATTAGCTATAATATTAGTAATAATAATTATAATAATTGCATATGGATTGAGTAGAAATTCATCGGAAAAGCAAATTACTACAATTAGTTATAATAATATAGATTCATTACAACGTACAATTGATTCATTACAACTTGAAATAAAAGTTCAAGGAGATGGGTTCGATTATAAAGAATTAAGATATGAAGAAACCATATTCAGATATGAACTAGGAATAGAACATATCAAACATTATCATAGAGAAGCATACGAAGAGTTTGTTAGAATTTCACAATTCAAAGAACGCTATGATAGAGAAACCGAAAGAGAATTTAAACAACGAAACGATTTAAAAACAATAAAAATAAAGGAAAAATGGAATTAATTATTACAAAACATGAATTAGTAGAAAAATTACAAACGGAAGTAGTATCGGTAACCTTTACAAAAGCAGATGGTACTGATAGGACGATGTTATGTACAAAACTAATTAGTAAAATCCCACAAGAGTTTCATCCTAAAACTGATAAGGTTGTTAAGTTAGATGAAAATGGAAACGTAGTTGAATCAGATTTAATTACAGTTTGGGATGTAGAAAAAACAGGTTGGAGAAGTTTTAATTTTACAAAAGTAAAAGCAATTGCTTAATGAATACATTAGATAAAAAGTATCAACAATTACTTAGTGATATCATTGCGTTTGGTGTAGAGAAAAAAGATAGAACCGGAACTGGTACTATATCAGAATTTGGTCATCAGATACGTCATAAGATGAGTGAAGGATTTCCTTTACTTACTACAAAGAAGATGCATTGGAACTCTATCGTAACCGAACTCCTATGGTTTTTAAGAGGTGATACTAACATCAAGTTCTTATTGGATTACGATTGTCATATTTGGGATGGTGATGCATATAAAAATTATGCAGCTAAAA